AAAAATCCCGGAGAAAATTTTACAACTGTAGAAGTCGATCCAATAACTGGAGAGTATTATATTAATATACCTGAGTGGGTCCTGAATGAGTTTGAGTGGTACGAGGGCACTGTAGTAAACATGGAGGTTGATGGTGATAGTATATTGATAACCGAAGTATCTCTTGATTGACACTAGATACATAATGATGTATGATTACTGATGTAAACGATCTTTCTTATGGCTAAAGGATTTACTGTTAAGGCGAAAACTCCGATTGGCGCTGATACCACTGAGGAGTGGGATTATGCGAAAGCGCGAGAGATGATTAAAGGTAAGACTATTGTATTTTGTCTACCTGGGAGAGGAGTTTCTTACACATATCTAAAGAACTTTGTACAACTTTGTTTTGATTTGGTACAGAACGGTGCAGCGATTCAGATTTCGCAAGACTATTCTTCCATGGTAAACTTTGCAAGATGCAAGTGTCTTGGAGCGAATGTCTTGCGTGGACCTGATCAGATTCCGTGGGATGGCAAGCTAAAGTATGATTATCAATTGTGGATTGATAGTGATATTGTTTTCAATACTGAGAAGTTTTATCAATTGGTATTGATGGATAAGGATATTGCGAGCGGTTGGTATTGTACCGAAGATGGCATGACGACCTCTGTTGCACACTGGATGGAAGAGGACGACTTCAGGAACAATGGGGGCGTTATGAATCATGAGACATTGGAAACGATGTCAAAGCGAAAAAAACCATTTACTGTTGATTATGCAGGATTTGGTTGGTTAATGATCAAGCACGGTGTCTTTGAGCATAGTGAGATGAAGTATCCATGGTTTGCACCTAAGATGCAAGTCTTTGAATCTGGAGAGGTTCAGGATATGTGTGGAGAGGATGTAAGTTTTTGTCTGGATGCAATCGCAGCAGGTTTTGAGATTTGGTGCGACCCTCGTATTAGAGTTGGACACGAGAAGACAAGAATTATCTGATATAATGACAGAAGTATATACAGTTCTCCACAAGGGTAAAGTATTACATATGAACTTGACGGAGGATGAATACTTTGATATTATGGAGGACCTGTCGATAGAGTATTATCAGACAGGTTCTCCAAGACCACAAGATCTTGAGACTAAAATTACTAAGAGGTACTAATTATGGCTATGCGTAAAGGTGGCGGTTATGTTGAAGGTGCACCGAAAAAAACTCGTCAAGGAGCAGGTATGAATACTAAGTACGCAGCGTCTTCTCGCAATAAAGCAAAGAAGAAGTATCGCGGACAAGGTAAAGGGTGATAAAAGGGGGGTTATGACCCCTTTTTTTATGAAAATAAATAGTATTAAGGGATAGCAACCCCTCTAAAAGTTCTGATTTGTATGAATCAGGAGCTAAAATGGGACAATCACCTGTCGATAGGAACAAAGAATACATGAGGGAGATGTGGGGGACCACAAAACTTGCCTCAGATTATGGTTCAATGAAAAATTTAGATCAAAAAAGAGTGTTAACAGAGGTAATGCACGACACTGCACCTCGTCATGACCTCAAAAAGCAGACGGAATTGCATGAAAAAATTCGTAATGATGAAGATTATGATGATTGGAGTTATGGTACAGAGCCAAATTATGGAAATCCTTGGAAGTAAATATAAATAATCCAGAAAACTTCTTGACAAATGGCAGTCACAAGGATATCAAGAGCATTTAAGGACATTAGTTTGTCTTTTGAACCACATCCTGTGACAAAAGACCTACCAATATTGAAGAATTCGAACGCAATTGCACGTTCTGTTCGTAATATAGTACAAACTATCCCATCTGAAAAGTTTTTTAACTCTATTTTTGGGTCCGATGTACGCTCAAGTCTGTTTGATTTTGTCGATTTTGGTACTGCATCACTCATTGAAGATCAAATTATAACAGCAATTGAAAATTTTGAACCAAGAGTGGATAATTTAGAGGTTCAGGTCACTCCCGAACCTGATAATAATGCTTTTGACGTAACAGTGATCTTTGATATTGTCGGTCAAGATGTTCCTACTCAAGAATTTTCATTTTTACTAGAGGCTACCAGATAAAACATGCCTTTTACAAAATTTTCAAACCTAGATTTTGACCAAATAAAGACTTCTATTAAGAGTTATCTCCGTGCAAACTCAGATTTCACGGATTTTGACTTTGAGGGGTCTAATTTTTCGGTTTTAATCGACACATTAGCATATAATACCTATATTAATGCGTTTAACGCAAACATGGTTGCCAATGAATCCTTCTTGGACTCGGCAACATTACGTGAAAATGTCGTTTCTTTAGCAAGAAATATTGGATATGTACCTCGCTCTAGAAGCGCCTCTAAGGCAACTGTAAGTCTTAGAGTATCTGCAGCGGAAGATAAGAATACAGCGACCTTACAGGCGGGTCTAGTGTGTGTAGGAGCAGTAAATAACAGCAATTATATATTTTCTATTCCAGAAGATGTTACAACTACACTAAAATCTGGGAATGGAACTTTCAGTGATGTAACTGTCTATGAGGGAACATATCTTAAAAAGCAATTTGTTGCCAATACATCAATAAATCAACGTTTTATCCTTGATAATTCTTTTATTGACACTTCAACTATAGTTGTAAGAGTAAAAGGACCATCAGATAGTGGTGAAGGTAATGAATACACTAGAGTTGATAATATTCTGAACATTGATAAAAACTCTAAGGTATACTTAATTCAAGAAATTCAGGATGAGAAGTATGAACTTCTATTTGGAGATGATTATTTTGGTAAAAAGTTGGAAAATGGCGCAATAATTACAGTTTCATATATTGTTACTAATGGCGAGGAAGGTAATAATGCCAGTGAATTTTCTTTTGCAGGAAGAGTATTAGATGATAACAATTCTATAATTGAAAATATATCAATTACATCTAATACCAAATCTATAAATGGGGGAAATATTGAAAGTGTAAATTCAATTAAGTATTTTGCTCCTAGATTATATTCATCTCAACATCGTGCTGTAACTGCTCGTGACTATGAAGCAATTATCCAATCAATTTATCCAAATACAGAGTCTGTATCTGTTGTTGGTGGCGAAGAGTTAGATCCACCACAGTTTGGTAATGTTATCATCAGCATTAAACCAAAGAATGGTAATTATATTTCCGATTTTGATAAACAAACAATACTCTCAAAACTGAAGAATTATTCTCTTTCAGGAATAAATCAGAAAATTATAGATCTTAAAGTCTTATATGTTGAAATAAATTCTGCAGTTTATTATGACAACTCTAAGGTATCCAGTGTTGCTGATCTTAAGAGCACTGTATTATCAGTCCTCAATAGTTTTGCAAAAGCAAACATCAATCAGTTTGGAGGAAGGTTTAAGTATAGTAAGTTATGCCAAACAATTGATAACTCTGATAATGGGATTACATCAAATATTACAAGAGTTATCATTCGTAGAGATTTAAAAGTTCAGATTAATCAATCCACACAGTATGAATTATGTTTTGGTAATAAGTTCCATGTCAATAGTGTAGGATTTAATATAAAGAGTACGGGATTTACTCTTGCTGGCAGAACGGGAACATTCTATTTCACAGATGTTCCAAATAGCGATGGTAAGACCGGTGTTATGTCTGTCGTTAAAGATGTTGGAAATTCTGGTAAATATGAGGTTGTAGTTAAGTCTGCAGGAACTGTTGATTATGTCAAGGGAGAGATAATTTTAGAGACTTTGAATATAACTTCAACTACCGTAGACAATAATATTGTCGAAATTCAAGCGTTCCCAGAATCAAATGATATTGTTGGATTAAAGGATCTATATCTATCCTTTTCTGTTGCCGATAGCACCATAAATATGGTTAAAGATACTATAACATCTGGCGAACAGATTTCTGGCGTTGGATACAAGGTTACTTCAAGCTACTTAAACGGAGAACTTAAGAGGGGATAAAATGATACAAACGGGCTTTGAGAAGAGGGTAAAAGTTCAACAAATAATCGAGAGTCAATTACCAGAATTCATACTTTCAGAAAGTCCAAAGGCAGTAGATTTTCTAAAACAATATTATATTTCACAGGAATATCAGGGAGGAACTTTAGACCTTACTGACAACCTTGATCAATACTTAAAGTTAGATAATTTAACTCCCGATGTAATTTCTAACAACACTACACTGTCCGTTGGCATTACAACGACATCGGAAGTGAGTACTATTGAAGTTTCAAGTACCAAGGGATTTCCACCAGAATACGGATTATTTAAATTTGATGATGAAATTTTCACATATACTGGAGTAAGTGGAAATAGTTTTACTGGTTGTATTAGAGGATTTTCTGGAATAACTTCTTTCAGAACCGATCTAGACTCTGAAGAGATAATATTCAGTGAATCTAAGGCAGCAACACACTCTTCTGGTAAGAAGGTAGAGAATTTAAGTGTAGGATTTTTAAAAGAGTTCTATAAAAAATTAAAATATCAATTAACCCCAGGACTTGAAGGTACTAGTTTTGTATCGGATTTGAATGTTAATAATTTTATAAAGGAAGCAAGAAGTTTATACGAATCAAAAGGAACGGAAGAATCATTCAAAATTCTATTCAAGGTTCTTTATGGTGTAGATGCAAAAATAGTTGATTTAGAAAATTATCTACTCAAACCATCATCATCTAATTACAGAAGAAGAGAAGTTGTTATTGTCGAAGCTATTTCTGGAGAACCAAATAATTTGGTTGGACAAACCATAACAAAATCGTCAGATTCTAGAACTTCTGCATCAGTATCTGAAGTAGAAATTTTCAATAGACCTGGATTTGGAACATATTACAAACTAGGTTTGTTTATTGGATTTGATGATAGAGATTTAATTGAAGGAACTTTTAATGTTCAGGCAGAAACTAAAGTAATTAATGAAGTATCCGTAGGATCCTCCGTAATTACAGTAGATTCGACGATAGGTTTTCCTGATTCTGGGACAATCATAAGTGGCGATAATACTATTACATACACATCAAAATCAGTAAATCAGTTTTTAGGATGTAGTGGTATTCAAAATACAATTGAGATAAAGAACAATATAAGAACTGATGAGTACTTTTTTGGATATGAAAATGGAGATATTTCCAAAGAGGTAAGAATTAGACTTACTGGAGTTTTATCAAAATTTACTCCTAAAGGAACAGTTAGTTCTTTAGTGGAAGGTCAAAAAATATATGTTGATAATGTTGGAGAAAAAATCCTTAACCTTGGCAGAACAGAAAAAGAAATTTTAGCAAATAGTTGGATTTATAATACAAGTTCAAGATTTGATGTTGAGAGACGTGATGATACTACTTTTGTATTAAAGGATTCAGTTGATAAGTCCAGTTTAAGAGTTGGCGATTCTGTTGATATTCTTAATGGGACAACTAACACAGTTCTATACAGTGGAGCAATTGTATCTTCAATTGATGGTAAAAATTTATCATTAGATAATTTAGTAGGATTTTTAGAAACAGAAGAACTCACTTTAAGAAGAAATTTGAGAACTTCATCTAGCACTGGAGTACCAATTTCTTTTGGCAATAATTCAATTATTTCTGACGTTCAAAATTTATATACAGATTCTGATTATGCATATGTTGCGTCAAATTCTCTTCCATCTTATGATATAACTCAGAATATTATAAGTTCTACAATACCATCTCCAACAAAGAATAGTTATATATTAGGTTTCAATTCTACTACATTAAAGTATTCAATAATATCTTTTGATACTCCTGTAGATTTTATTACTGGAGATGAAATATATTACAGTTCCTCCAATCCTTTGACTGGTCTTCCAGAAGGTAATTATTTTGTAGAAGTTTTATCAAATCCAAGACAAATAAAATTATACGGTTCAATATCATTAATTGATATTGGTCTCAATCTAGAATTCACCATTCCAGAAGTATTAGCATCACATACTTTTACATTATACACTCAAAAAGATAATTCTATTGAACCACAAAGATTACTTAAAAAGTTTCCATTAGTCCGAAATATTAAGAAAGGAAATGATATTTTAACAAAACCACCAACGGTGGGAATGGCAATTAATGGAGTTGAAATTGCAAGTTACAAGTCTTCGGATAAAATTTATTATGGTCCTCTAGACAAAATAAACATCTATAATGGAGGAAAAGATTATGATGTAATCAATCCACCAGTAATTGAAGTTTCTTCACCTCCAGTTGGATATACTACTGCTTTAATTACTCCAGTAGTTAGTGGCAAATTGAAGGAAGTTAAGGTAGATCCACAAGACTTTGATTTGTACAATGTTCTTTCTGTATCTATTTCTGGTGGCAACGGTGACGGTGCTATTTTAAAACCTGTTTTAGAAACTAGAAATCGTGAAATTGAATTCAGTGCTAGATTAACTTCGGATGGTGGAGGTCTTAATACCACTGATGATACGATCACATTTAAAAAACCACACTATTTGACTAGTGGTGATGCGATCATTTACGATAGAAATAATAATAATCCTATTGGCGTAGGAACTTTTGGTGGAAGTAATGAATATCAAAATTTAGATTTAAGTTCTGGTTCTGTATACTATGCCGAAGTTGTCGATACAACAAAAATAAAACTGTATGATTCTCTCTCAAATTATAACAGTGGAATTAATACAGTAGGATTCACAACGACATCTCAGGGCATTCATAAGTTTAAATTATATAATACTAAGAAGACACTCAAAGAAATTAAAGTTATAAGTCCTGGATCAGGATATGAAAACAGAAAGTTAAAGGTAAAATCCGAAAACATTAATCCTGTAGATGACACTATAACATTTGAGAATCATGGATTTAGTGATGGCGATATTATATCTTACACCACTGATGGATCTTTAGTAGGTGGACTGTCAACATCAGTAAGATATAAAATTATAAAAATATCTGATAGTAAATTTAAACTCGCAAATGTTGGTGTTGGTGCTACAGATAATACAAATTATCTCAAGGGTATTGTTGTAGATATTACTAGTTCTGGTTCCGGATATCAAAATTTTGCATATCCAGATATAGAATTAACTATTAACGCCCAATATGATGGAGTATCAGGAAACATAACAGCAACTCCTGTTGTTAGAGGAGAAATTGTAGATTTATATCTTTACGAAAAAGGTACAGGGTATGGATCAAATATTCTCAATTTCCAAAAGAAACCCCAGTTAACTGTAAAAACTGGTAAAGGAGCAGAATTACTTCCAGTAATTTCGGATGGTAAAATAGTATCAGTACATAGAAACTCCAGGATCTGAATATTTCTCTACCCCAGATTTGGAAGTTGTTGGAGATGGTAATGGTGCAAAATTGAGAGCGATCACTTCTGGTGGAAAAATTACCAATATTGTTGTATTAAATTCCGGACGTGGTTATACTTCGACTGAAACTTTTATTCGTATTCTTCCTGCAGGTATAGGTTTAAATGTACAAACAAATTTGAGAGGTCTTACATTAAACAATCATTACCGTTTCGGAGATGAGATGGTTTTAAATAATAATGATAGTCTAGAATATGCATTAGTTGGTTATTCTACCTCTAAAGGATCGTCGGAGTTTGGAGATGCTGGAAAGGATCATTCTCCAATTATTGGATGGGCATATGATGGAAATCCAATATATGGTGGTTATTGATATACGGATCCTTCAAATTCAGATTCAAACATTAAATTATTGACCAGTGGTTACACATTATCAGCAAGTAATGTTGTTGATAGACCATCTGTTTCACTATTCCCATTAGGTTATTTTGTTGAAGATTATAAGTTTACAAGTTCTTCATCGGATTTAGATGAACATAATGGTAGATATGCAAAAACTCCCGAATACCCTAATGGTGTTTATGCTTATCATACTTCTCTTAGTTCTAACGGGAAGACCTCAATATTCCCATATTTTATAGGTAATACATATCGTTCTTTACCAATAGAACAAGATTTGGATCAAAGTTATGATTTTAACAGTTCAAGTTTGATTAGGAATACATTCCCATACAGGGTTAATGAAAAATATTCAAACAATGATTTCATTGTAGAACCGTATGAATATTTGGTTCAGAGTGGAGTTGTAGATTCTGTTACAAAGGGATCTGTAGAAGGTTTTATTATTAATGATTCTGGAAGTAATTACAAAATCGGTGATTCTTTAGTTTTTGATAATACTGGTACTAATGGGTATGCAATTTCTGCAGAGGTAAAATCTTTAGAAGGAAAGACAATTACCGATGTAACAACTACAACTATATCATATGAGCCATCTATTTTGATTAGGGATAATCAAAATCAAGTTTCTGTCCATATTTCACCATCTCATGAATTTTTAAATGATGATTATATATCAATATCTGGTCTATCTACTTTTATTTCTGGTATCACAAAAGTTCATAAAATTGGTGTTAGTACCGAATCAACAAGATTACTTACAGAAGTTTCAGCAAATTCAACAGTCGGTGTCGTAACTGATATCTTTGTTTTAAATATCCCTCCTAGTGTCTCTGCAGGGACCACTGTTTCTATCGGAACAGAGAGAATGTCTGTTCTTAACACTTATCCTCAGAACAGGGTTGTAAGGGTTGTTAGAGGGGTTACAGGGACTGCTCATACTGAGAATACTCGGGTAGATGTATCTACTGGAAGTTTTACTATACCAATAAACACAAAATATTTCGAATCTTATTTAAATGATAAGATTTATTTTAACCCTGCACAATCTATTGGTATTGGAACGATTTCTGGCACCTTTGTAAACAATAGTTACTTTATAGGAGACAGAAGTAGAGATCTATCTGTGGAGACACAGAATGTTTACCTCCCCAATCATCCATTTAAAACTGGACAACAAGTAACTTTAGAAATACCACCTTCATCTAATACAATCTCTGTTTCTTCCACAGAGACTAGTACATCATTCAATATTCCTCAAAGTGGAACTACTGAAACATTATTTGTAATCAAAAAGTCTGATGATTTTATTGGACTTTGCACACAAGTTGGATTGACGACGAATACAAAAGGTCTATTCTTTGTATCATTTGCTCAAAATGTAGATTATTCTACCAATTACAAGTATTCTTTAACATCAAACAAGACTCAAATAACTGCTAAAGCACAAAGAATAACATCTAGAGTATCGGTATCAACTGCTCATGGTCTTTTGGAAAAAGATCAGATTAATTTGACTGTAGTTCCTAACCAATCCGTTGGTATTGGAACTTCAACATCAGTATTTGTAAAATATAATTCATCATTTGATAAGTTGTTGCTAAATCCAGTTGGTTTTACTTCAGACAGTGTAAATGCTTCATCAAATACATTGACCATAGCAGATCATGGATTTGTAACTGGTGAAAAGGTATTTTATGATTCTTCAGATGATTTAATATCTGGATTGTCAACTGGTCCATACTATGTCTACCGTATAGATGATAATACAATAAACTTAACACCTTCTTACTATGATGCAGTATCTTCCCCACCATCCATAGTTAGTTTTGGTTCTACTGGAGGATCTGGGCAGGAGTTGTCATTAGTTAATCCAAAATTACACCCAACCAAGGGTAATAATTTAGTTTTTGATGTTTCTGATTCTTCTTTGAATGGATATTCCTTAGATTTTTACTATGATAAAGAATTTAAAAATAATTTTACTTCAATAGGATCTTCAACATCATTCAATGTTTCTGGTTTTGGTACAGTTGGTGTTACAACAAATGCAACAGTAACTTTAAATTATCAAAATAATTTACCAGAAAAAATTTATTATCAAATCTCCAAATCTGGTTTTATAAGCACTTCTGATACAGAGGTTAAAGATTACTCTACAATTTCTTTTGTTGATAGCGTTTATAATGGATCATACAATATTATTGGTGTAGGAACAATTACATTTGATATTTCTCTAGAAAAAAATCCAGAAAATAATAATTATACACAATCTTCTACAGGAACTTTAAAGTATTCCACCCAATCATTAACTGCAAGTGGTGGTGTTAATTCTATAAATCTGCTATTTGGTGGTGTAAACTATAAGAGACTTCCTGAGTTTTTATCCATAACTTCTACTAATGGAGAAAGTGCTGACATTATTCCAACATCAAGCACTATTGGTAATATTAACAAATTGACCATCAATGACCCTGGTTTCAATTTTTCTGCAGATAAAACACTAAGTCCAGAAGCATACATTTCTCCAAATATTGTTTTAAATAACAGAGATTATATTTCTGGTATTGATGTGACTTTTGGGGGTTCTGGATATTCTTCAGCACCAGATTTAGTAGTAGTTAATCCAAATACTGGTACTGAATATAGTGTAGGTGTTCTATTAGCAAAAATTCAAGGAACCGCTATTACATCTGTAGAGATTCTTGAATCTCCAAAAGGAATCTCAGAAGTTAAATCTGAAATTTATACAATTAACAATAGTAATGGTATTGCTATCAATAATTGCGACACTTCTTCATCAGGAATTGTAACCTGCACGTTAAGTACACCAATTGTCGGTTTTACTACTAGTCCCTTTGTTGAAGGTGATCTTGTTTTTGTTGAAGGAATACAACAGTATTCGACGACAGGGACTGGATTTAATTCAAAAGACTACTCTTACAATTTCTTCAAAGTAACGGAATATGTAAATTCTAATCCAGCAGTAGTTAAATTTGACATATCACCATATGCCACTAATCCAGGTATAGCTAAGACCATCCAAGGAGGGTTTGCTGCAATTATAAACAAAAAAGTGTATCCAAGGTTTAACGTAACACAAAAACCAAAACAATTTGCAATTGGTGAAAATATACTTATAAAATTAAATAATTCTTATACCGCAGTAGATCTTAAGATTACTCATGTCCTGAACGACTCCATAAAAGTTTATGGTTCTTACGATTTGGTAGTTGGTCAGGTAATATATGGACAAGATTCTGGATCAGAAGCAACAGTTAAATCAATTACAGAAAGTAATGGTGTTTTTACAATTGATTATAGTTTAGTCACAGATTTTGGGTGGTCTGATGATGTAGGAAAACTGAATAAGGATTATCAAGTTATTCAAGATAATGATTATTATCAGAATCTTTCATATTCAATCAATAGCCCTATAGAATATGATGATTGGGTCAACCCTGTTAATAGTGTTCTTCACTCTACTGGTCTCAAGAATTTTGCAGACACTACAATAATATCAAAGGCAACAGTTTCTACTGCACAAACAGGATCCTCAAACTCAATTGCAATTTTTGATCTTCTCTCCGAAAATAGAGTAGATAAAATTAATATTTTTGACTTTGGTTCGGATGTTAATGTTCTTTCAGGAAAATCAAAATTTGTTGCATTGCAAAATAAAAAATTAAGTGATTTTATTGAATGTAAAACAAATAGGGTCTTAACAATTGATAATTTTAATAACCTGTTTGTTAATAGTGAGGATGTAAATTCTACTTTGTATAGAGATTTTGAAATTGTATACCCTGGTCAGGGTTATATGAATTATTTGGTACAAATTATAAATCCAAATAACACAGATATACAGACAACAGAAATTGTATTATTAGATACTAATTTAGATAATATTGTAATAGGACAAAAATCATCTTTACATTCTACAGATAATCCCATTGCAGATTTACAAATATATAAAGATACTGTAGGAACTCATTATCTCAGATTTGTACCTGTAGATCCATATGATTCCGATTTTGATATC